ACTTGCGCGATTAGCGTACCTGCTGACGGTTTCGTTACTGTATCTTATGGCATTGTTGGCTCTACTATGACCAGCCATGATACAAGCCAAGACGGTTCTGCGTCTGCGGTAACTGCTAAAGTCCCTTATCGTGGTCAAGACGCTAAAATCGTTATTGAAAACTCTGGCGGTAGCAGCTCTACTGGCTCTGTAATCGTTACTCAGTTTGATTTAAATATCGAGAACGGTATCGAGCAGGCTTATGTAGTAGGCGACAACAAAACTGTACAAGGTGCAATCGGTAAGGCGCGTGTAACTGGCTCTTTCAGCGCACACTTTACTAGCGGTGAGCACGTTGCGAGATTTGTTAATTCTACTGACACTCGTATTTTGTTACAGTTAGGCTCAGGCGCTACTGGTATGTCTTTTGAGTTGCCACGATGCCGAATCACTAACACTTCTACAGAAGCTGGCGGTGAAGGTATGATTGAAGTCGCAGTTGAATTTACTGCGTTACAAAGCACTGACGGTGCTACTAGCTGCATCACATTCGATTCAGCGTTATAATATACGCGCCCTTCGGGGCGCAACTTATTCTTGGGAGAGACAAATGAAACTTAATGATATTTATACTGTAGACGATCACGAGCTTGGGGCTGAGGTCAGAATTAAAGACGGTAACGGCAAGCTAACCGCATTATGGATTAAGGTTAAAGGCGCAGACAGCGTAGCCTATCGTAAACAACTCAAGCTACAGAAGAAAAAATATCAAGAGGCTTTATTACAGAAACGCGACCTTGACGAAGATGACTTTGTTATCGAAGCATTATCTGAAATCATTATAGGGTGGCGTGGTACAGACGAGGAGTATAGCAAAGAGCTATGCGTTGAATTGTTGACCAAAGCGCCATTTGTTCGTGACCAGATAGATGCCTTTATGAGTAATCGGGCAAATTTTACGAAAGCCAAGCGGAAGAAGTCGTAGCGTTTGGCAAATGGGTATTCAGAGCCAATTCTAGGTCGTTAGACGGCAAGACAACCAAGTTAGAGCAGTGGCGAGCTATTGAGCGTATATCGGGTACTACACCTGAGCCGCTAAGGAATATGCCAGAGCTTAAAGATTGGCAAGAGCCTGTCTGGGTAGCCTACAGCAAGATGGTTACTAATCTTGATAAGCTAACCTTACAGGATATCAAAGCCTACTCTGACTTGTACGATGAGCCATTTGAGCGTTGGGAAATTGACGCACTACTAGGTATAGACCTTGCGAGGCAGAAAGAATGGCAAACGAAGTAGAAACGCTGATATTTAAAGCTCAGACAAAAGAGCTTAATCAAGCGAAAAAAGACCTTAGAAAGCTCAAAGAAGCCGCTAACGATGCTGGCGCTGCTACTGATGGTTTAGGTGGTAAGCAGAAAGGCTTTGGAGCACTCCTTAAAGCTAACAGAGGAAAGATAGCCGCAGCCGTAGCAGGTTTTACCGCCCTAGCTTATGCCGTCAACAGAGGGCTTAAAGCAGTCGAGGAAGCTGGTGCTAATTTCTCTATCTTAAATGCTCGATTAGTTACTGCTACAGGTAGTACAGCCGCAGCAGCCGCAGCGTTCAAAGACCTTAACGAATTCGCCCTGCAAACTCCCTTCACGCTAGATGAATCTGTTAACGGTTTTGCCAAGCTAGTCAACTTGGGCTTAGAGCCTACTAAAGCGTCCATGACGAGCTTTGCTAATACGTCAGCCGCTATGGGTACTTCTCTTGAGCAGATGATTGAGGCGGTTGCTGACGCTTCTACAATGGAGATGGAGCGCCTTAAAGAGTTCGGTATCAAATCAAGAAAAGAAGGCGACAAGGTAACATTCGCTTTCAGAGGTATCGAGACTACAGTAGAGCAAAGCAGCGCAGCAGTCCTAGCCTACTTAACTGAAATCGGTAACACCACATTCGCTGGTGCAGCTATTGAGCAAACGAAAACGCTCAAAGGCTCAATATCAAACTTAGATCAGGCATTCGGTAACCTAGCTATAGCTGCTGGTGAGGTGTCTGGCGCTAACGATATATTCGCCAAGTCAAATAATGACTTATCTGAAAGCCTTAATGACAAAGAATTCCAAGAGGGTGTAGCTAACCTAACGACCGCATTAGCAAAAATAAAAGCAGGGTTAGTCGGTATAGGAACGTCAGCATTGCAAGGCGTAGTAGACTTTATAACTACGACACAGGCAGAAGAAGCTAATAAGCTAGTAACCGCCTTAAATAACGCAGAAGATAAGCTAATGAGCTTGTCAAATCTACCGCCAGACCATGCGTGGTATAAACAGGCGTTGAAAAGAGTTGCCGATACTGAGCAAGCGATTACAGATTTTAATAATAACCCTGACAATAGAATATCAATACAAGTAGCTGGCTTAACTTCTACTGACGGCTTTAGAGATACTGAAACAGGTACAACAGAAAAGCCTACAGAGACAGTAGCCGATGGTATCTCAGAAGGTGGAAAAGCAGAGCTTACAGCTTTCGAGGAAAAGCTAAACGCTGAAAGAAAACTACAATCGGATTTTGATGAGTGGCTTAAAAGTCGAGAAGAAACAGATTTAGACCGCAAGAAGGCAGGGTATTTAGCAGAGCTTGAGGCAGAACAAGCTCGTGCAGATGAGCATATTAGAATAGTCACAGAAGAGCTAGAGGCAATCGCTGAGATAGAACAGCAAAAAAGCAATGAAAGATTTGAAATTAAGAAAGAGTTAGACGAAAGCTCATTCCTACAGCAAGCATCACAAGGCGGTAAGACACAGAAGTTTTTAGAAAAGGCAGCGAAAAGTGATTTAGATTTAACTAAGCTAACAGGTAAGCAAAAGGCTAAGGTAGCTATCGGTATCGGTGGAGATATTTTAGCTAGTGCTGCACAGAATAGTGAAACAGCGTTTAAGATGCAGAAAGGCTTAAAGATAGCCGAGACTATTCAGAGCACTTACTCATCAGCAACAGGCGCGTATGATGCGTTAGCCGATATACCTATTGTTGGACCAGCCTTGGGTATCGCAGCAGCCGCAGCAGCAGTTATGGCGGGTATGGCTAACGTAAGAGCAATACAAGCTACACAATTTAATAAAGGTGGCTCTGGTGGCGGTGGCGGCAGACCTTCAGTGCCTAGATCAACAGGTAGTGGAATATCTGCAAGTAACGCAGCTCAAGCCGCACCTATACAAGCGGCTAATGATGAAGATACTGAAAGTTTAGCTCCTAGCGTAATTAATGTAACAGTAGACGGTACTATTGACCCTAGCGGAGCAAGAGCTATCATAGAGGCTATTAACGAAGCGACCGAAGATGGTCTTGAGATTAACGCATTGGTGGGTACATAATGTCTGGAGCACTTTTACTGGAAAACAAACTGCACCACGAATACTGGCGCAGGAAGTCAGGTCAAACTACTGTTGTGTCTACAGAGAATGCTACCTACGGTTCTGCCGAAGGTTATCCGTTTGTTAATTGTATAGATGATAGTGGTGCTACTTCGTTTAGAGTCGACTCAAGCCTTAAAAAAGCATTCATTACAATTACTTTTCCTGTTGCTACAACTATAAATGGCTTCGCTATTTATGGTCATAATCTGACCCGAAACCAAGGTATTAAGATTTTATACGATACTGATACTTCTGGTAACATTGATACTGATTTTAAGGGCACTCCCTACACTAGCAACACTTACAAACCAGCAGATAATTTATACTCACCTTTCGGTGCTGTTTTTGATGCTTCTGTATCTGTACGAAGATTAACGATAGAAACTGTAGGCTGGGGCGAGAATAGCTATATTTCTATTTTATCAATGGGTCACTGGCTTACTGACCACGTTGAAATCTCTGCGCCTTTTATACCGCCTAGCTTTACACCTTATAAAGCGTCAATCAAAAGAAACAACAATGCTAATTATTTAAGTAGTGATGTAAAAAAAGTGCCGCAAAAAATAAGCATTAAGTTACAGCATTTCAGTGAGGCTGATCTATATACAACTACTGATTCAGCCCAGTATACAAAGATCAACGGTCATTTAAAGACCTATCCATTTATAGATTATGCTGGTTACTTTTTATCACACTACCCATTTTTCTTTATGTATAATAAGGACGCGGCTGGCTCTAACGATAATAAGATATCAGAACAGCAGAAGTTATATTTCTGCACTATAGATGGCAGTTTGAAGCAGCCTAGTTACAGCTCGCCAACTTTATTAAACTGGTCGATTAACGCTATAGGTTATATCCAATGACCACTCCTTTTACGCCTGAGCAGTTATCAAGCAGCCTTCCTACTTGGCACGATGGTCAAGACCCTAACGGTAATGACAGGGCTTCCCTGCCTGACTCTAGCGGTACAAAACGATGGGTGAATAAAGGCTATATAGGGCGTAATGGCACAGCTTTTAACCTTGCAGACTTCCCGACTGCTAACGCAACTATCCCTAAATACTTAGCGTCAGGTAGTATTGTAAAACTAGCTATAACAAACGCTGGCGCAGGATATTCTATAGGTGGCGCTGATAATGGCGTTATAACAGATTTTGAAGTCTTTGATACTGCATCAAGGTCAGACAGGTCTAAAGTTTTACTTAACTTATCTATTCTTGGCGGTCAGGTAATATCCGTTGCAAGTATAGGTGGCTCACTAGGCTATGAGGTAGGTGACACATTAGTAGAAACAAGCGACCAAAATAGCGGTGGGACTAATGCGGTATTCACAGTTACAGAGGTAACGTATCGCGGCGGTATGTTATTTAACTCAGAGGCAGGGCGCTCAGACCACTACAAAGTACCTAGCTTTATATCTTCAAAAGATATAACTATATTTATTGCCTGTAATTTAAGGGCTGATACAAGTACAGACCCATTTTTTACTTTATCGCAAACCACTTACGATGCCGAAAGGATTGAGATCGCGGTAGATAATTCTAATGCTCAGTCTTACACCGAAACTGTTAGCTACAAAAGAAAAGATAACGGTCAAGCATTTAACTTTTCTAGTGTCGGCTCTTTTGAGGGCTTTGATAGAATTTATATGATACAGCTTAGTGAGACTGTACTAGGTAAATTTCAACTCAATGCTGGCACTTTAACTTCTGACCTGCCTACTTGCGACATTCCTGCGGTTATTGAGCCGTCGATTATGTGCGATGAGACTTTCGCAGCGAACAAGTCTCGTAAGGGTACGGTCTACGAATATCTTATATTCGATAGGATTTTAGATAGCACTGAAAGAGCTAAGATGTACGGCTACCTAGAGCATAAGTATAGCTTAGATGTTCTACCTGCTGACCATATTTATAAAGGGCAGCCGCCAACACTTACAAATGCAGCACCAATTACTGAAACGACACCTGAGCAGCCTGCTGACCCTGACACGCCACCAGTGCAGCCTACAACACCAGAAAACCCAGCACCAGAAGACCCAGAAGCAGACCCTAATGCACCGCCTTTACCACCAGAGCAAGATAGCTCTTTGTTCTTTAATGGCGCACATAGATTATCGCCACGAAAACCAGTGCAGCTTGTTGAGATGTTTTTGGACTTCTGCGATAACGAATATGGCAACAGTACAGCACCTAGCACTTGCACAGCTAATGCTGGTGCGGGTAACGAGTGCTACAACACTAAAACAACTTGTCAGGATATTTCCAATTACAGGTTAAGCACTAACGGCAAATTAGCCTACAGGTTTGGCAGCGAAGAAGGCGGCTCATTTAATTCTGCTAGACAGTTTAAAAACGCATATCCCGCACTTATTTCCGTAACTAGCGCACCTGTAGAGATTGTACCGACTCAAGGCGTATCTCTAAGAGCTAACGTAACAATTAAGTTGAGGGATTTTTACACGACTGGCGCTGACGTTGACCCTTACTTTGAGACTAGAAATTTAATTGCACTGGAAAACGGCAGCTACCTACAAAAGCTAGTACAGAGAAATGCTTTTTATGTTGGTAGAAAAATTAGGGTATACGATGGCTACATAGATAACACTAATGTAGCTCAGGTAGCAGACGGCAGAAAAGATTATGTTATAGATAGCTTTCAGCTAGATAAAGATGTGCTGACTATCAAGTGTAAAGACCCGATGACTCTAGCTGATGAGCTAAAAGCTAAAGTACCAGTACCTTCAGAATTTTCTTTAAAAGCCGACCTTAATACAGGCACTGCACACAATGTAGTCTTAACTATTGATGGTGCTGATGCAACAGCGGTACAAATACAAGCCGAATATGGTACAAGCGGCTTTATAAGAATTAATGAGGAAATAATCGCATACACTCGCGCAGCGGGTGACGCAAATATGGACTTAGAGAGTAGTGGTCGTGCCGAATGGGGGACTATACAAGATGCTCACGAGTCTGGAGATACCGTACAAAAGTGTGTTTTCTATGGGCAGTACGATGGCGGTGGTACAAATCAAACTATTAATGATGTTGCTTATGATCTACTGGTTAATCAGGCTGGAGTGCCAGCAGAAGCAATCACTAATATACCTAATAGACTGTACTCTTGGGCAGACGAAAAAACCGCTTGGCTTTCATCTTATAGAATAGACGCAATCTTTAGTGAGCCTAAAGAGGTGAATAAACAGCTATCACAGCTAGGCAGTATGGTCGGTGTTAATTTCTTTTATGATGAGTTAGCAGCAAAAATTATTATGAAGGCTGAAACGCCTGAGCTGGACGCTAGCTCATTAAAAACTATCACTGACGATGTTATTGTTGAAGATAGCGTTAAATTTATAAACTCAGAAAAAGAAAGAATTTCAAGAGTTTATTATTATTACAATATGAGGAATCATACAGAGTCTAGGGATAGCCCGAAAAACTTTAGAAACTTATTCATCGCTGCTGACTCAGATGGTGAAACTGCGAGCGAGTATGGTGTAGCAGGCATTAAAACTTTATTCGCTTATGGGATTAATGATACATCAACTGCCAGTAGCGTTGCACAAAGGGTTTTAGGAAGGTTCAAAACCACACCAAAAACTCTAACATTCAAAGTAGATGCGTCTAATGCTAATGTAAAAACTGGCGACCATTTCTTTTTAAATACAAAACATATTGTAGACTTTGATGGTCGCCCATCTACCGCAGAAATGCAGTGTTTGTCAGTAAAGCTGGATAGAAAAACACAATCGTACATTATAAAAGCAAAGCAATTTAATTTTGGCACTATAAATACTGGCTCAGTTGGTGACGGCAATACTGATGCCTTCGATGACGCTGGTAGCGGTGGCGATGGTACTTCAACTAACCCTTACACTGGGGATCGAGCTGTAGGTATTTACTTATCTGATGAAAACCATTTAACTGTACAGATTTTAAATGGCGGTCAGGATTTTGGCAACGGAGAGACTATAGAGTTTACGCCTGATGAGTCTGAGTATTCTGGTATGGCGGCTAATACTAGAAACCTAGCTGTAACTTACACGCAGACTAACGGTGCAATTACCGCTATAAATTCAATTAGCTCAAATGCAGCATCAGGAGCACTTCCATCAGCCGTTCACGATGGCTACGGAGCGGAAGAAACTTTAACTGGTACAGGTAGCAGTGGGACTGGTTTAAGTATTAAAATAACAAAACGCGCTAGAATGTCTGGCGGTCAAGAACCATATACGGTGGCATGAATGGGTTACACAGTTATACAAGATGCAGAGATCGGGCTAGATGCACCTTTAACTTCTAGCATTATCACTGCTATTAGAGATAACGGAGAGGCAATTGTTGAAGGGTTGGGGGCTGCACCAAGTATACAGTTCGCAGCTCTAGCCAGCTCAACCGTAGATGGTGCACCAGAAGCGTTAGGCGATGACTCGATAGGGGATTTACCAGAATTTGAGACTTATACTATACTCGCTCCATTCAATGAGTATCTCGTTCATTCAGTTATGATAGATAACGGAACATTTAACACTGCTGGCAAGGGCAAAATGGACGCTGATATAACGTCAGCAGCTTTTACGATGTCAAGAGGTGGGGAGTATACTTTCGTTATACTTCAAAAAAATCAATTTATTCAAGAGCAAATAGGAACAAAAATCCTTATAGATGATAGCGTTGTTCATACTACCGCCCAGACATCTGGCGCAGATGGGGAAACTATTACAGTACATAACCAAACCTTCACTGCTGGCGATGTATTAAAAATACAAATGTTCGGTAGCACAACAAACTCAACTTGGGGCTTTAGCCGTATAACTGTTTTGATATATTCTTCTAACCCTTTCAGGGAAGATGTAGGAGTTGGTCAGTATTCTCTCTACGCATACCCGCTTCAGTTTGAGTTAATGGCTGCTCATTTTGCTCCTTATCCAACTTTTCCATTAAATTTTGACCATACTTCGGCAGTTTAAATGACGACTTATAAACAGATAAGACCATCAGAGATAGGCTTCGGAAAACCTATAACGTGCCAGTTATTCGAGAAGTTGAGAGATAACCCTATAGCAGCGGCAGAGGGCAACTCACCTGCCGATGATAAGTACGAAAATCTCGCGCTTGAGAATTCCACTGCTACATTAGGGCAAAAAGACAAGTTACTTGCTTTTAGGGCGACACGTTTAAATGCTGGCGGGAGTAACTCTACAGCACTAGGTATTCCATTTAGAGTAAATAGGGGTGGAAATTATAATATACACCACAGGATAACTGACACTGCTGGCGGGACTATCACCACTAAAGTCAATGGCGCTGTATCTAATGTGCTAACTGCGGCTGCTGGAGCTGCACTAGATGAGCATATTTTGATAAATTTAAACCGCAGAGATTTGATAGAAATAGAGCTAACTAAAGACGCAGCAGACAGCTCAGGCTATGTATACTGTAACTCTTGGATTTACACAAGCAACCCGCACACAGATTACTCTTGTATGTATGGGTTTATAAATGAAGAAGAAACATTTGTTCTAGCAAAGCCAACCTTAACGCCAGTGGATATTTTTTAGATGGCAACTTATAGAGAAATACCAAACACATCTATAGCGGCTGGCGCACCGATTAGCGTACAGCTATTAACTACGCTCGTTGAAAACCAAGAAGCCATAAGAGAGGGTGAGCCTGACGCGCCTAAAATAAAGCCAGCAGGTCTTTTTAATGCAACTTCCACAGCGAGCACAAAGACTAATCTAATTTTTGGCGCTAGAGTTACAAAGATTTCTTCTGACGGTGAAAATGATATTGAAAGCTCTTATTTTTATGCTGCTAGAGATGGGCAGTATACTGTACACTTAGTTACTGTAGGGGATTCTAACTCTCACGCCAGAATCAAATACTACAAAAATGGTAGTTTAGTTGCTACCACAGCGACTAGCTCAGGTACACAAGAGACTTGGCGACAAGATACTTTCGCTGGCGGGGATAAAATTACGATAAAAGTATCTGATGGCAATACAGGTACTACTTGGAATAGTGCCGATGGTTATATATTTATTTATGTAAACAATCCATTCGGTGATGTTTATATTCCTTCAGATCATAACATTTTTGGTGCTTGGAGAAAGACTAGCACAGATCATTATATAAGAGCTTTGAAAGATTCTTTTTAACTTTTAAAAATTCATAAACGAGCAGACTATGGCTACAGCAGTACAAAATAGACGAGGCACAGCAGCGCAGCACGATGACGGCACTGGCTTTACTGGGCTTGAGGGTGAGCTTACTGTTGATACTACTAACGATACAGTTAGGGTTCACGATGGCTCTACAAAAGGTGGTCATAGATTAGCTAAGTTATCAGAGGCTCAGGGTTCAACGACACTATCTGCGCTCACTGATACTACAATCGCTTCTCCAGCTTCTGGGCATATTTTAATACACGATGGCTCTGACTCCTTTGATAATAAAGCTATTTCTGGCGCTATCACTATTGACGCAAATGGCGCTACTACTTTAGCTAGTGGTCAGGCTCTAAGTAATTTAGGTGGTGGTTCAGGTAGTACGTTCTTGCGTAAAGATGGTACTTTTGCGACACCTACAGACACTAATACTACCTACTCTATTCAAGATGGTGAGTTATCGCAGAACAATTTTACAGATGCAGATCACTCAAAGCTAAACGCTATAGAAGCTGGCGCAGATGTTACAGATACCACTAACGTAGTTGCTGCTTTAACCGCAGGTAATAACATAGCAATCGCAGGTGATGGCACTATATCTGCTACAGACACTAACACTACCTACTCAGTGCAGGACGGTGAGCTATCGCAAAATAACTTTACTGACGCTGATCATACAAAATTAAATGGCATAGAGGCTAGTGCGGACGTAACAGATGCGACCAATGTTGTAGCGGCTCTGACTGCTGGTACTAATATTGCTATTGCTGGTGACGGCACAATATCATCTACTAATACTCAGTACACAGGCGGTACTGGATTAACTTTAAGCAGCACTACTTTCAATGTAGACGCTGCTCAGACTCAGATTACTTCTGTAGGCGCGTTAGATGCTGGCAGTATTACTAGCGGTTTCGGTAATATAAATAACGGGGCAAGTAGTATAACAACAACAGGCAATTTGTACGCTGGCTCTACTACATTGGGTGCTACCACGATAAATGGTAGTCTCCAAGTTAAATCTGTTACTGCTGATTCTGATTTTAAGCCTGAGATACTCTTAAAAAGAGATGGCGGTGTAAACGCAGGTGATGACGGTGACGTTTTAGGTGCTTTAGTTTTTGAGGGCGATAACTTTGAAGGAACGCAAAAAGTTTACGCTCGCATCGGTGTAGCTATTAAAGATGACGGCACTGGCGTTATTAATGGGCAAGTTAAAGGCGAAATTAAATTTGCTTGCGCGGCAGGTGATGACGGTGCGCCTGACTATGAGACTCCCTCAGCTAGAATAGATCACCAAGGCATACATACTAACGAAAATGTTATTGACGGTACTGGCAATAAAAACTTTTTTCATACTCATAATTGCGGCTCTGGTGGCGGGTTAAAGTTTCACTCTAATGACGGCAACCATACAACCACAATAAAAGCTAAAAACCCATCTGCTGACCAAGAGATAACTATACCTAACGTAACTGGCGATATTGTCCTAGCTTCTATAGCTGGCGGCTCTATTAATGGCGGTGGCGGTACAGGCTCTGCTAAAACTGCTTGGTCTGTTTCTGACTTCGTGGCTAACCCTAATAGCATTTATATCCACTATAATGCAGTCAATGGTGATGATTTGACTGTAGGCATGCCGTTTATTGGCGTTGATGCCGTTACTGTAGGCTCTACATTTAAGTTTATAAATGCTTCACCGCAATCAGGCTCAACTATAATTTTAGATTTAGACGCTTTTACTCATAGCGGCACACAATACTACGCGCTAATTAAGCTAGATGGCGGTACTAACTCCACAATTTTAAGTAATGCTAGCAATTTAGTTATTAGTGTTGGTGGTCAAGTAACTTTAACTGCGGCTGCTGCTGGTGTGTGGTTAGTAGATGGTATCGGGTACGCATAATGGACTTAACAATGGAACAGAAGATCGACAAGGCTCTAGCTAAAATAGAGGGTCACGAAAACGTATGCGCTGTACGGTATCAAAATATCGAGAGCATACTTGAGGAGCGCGGCACTAGGCTCGACAGATTAGAGGATAAGTTAGATGGACTATATAAGACGGTTATCGGGTGCTCACTTGCTCCTATTGTTGTCGTTGTCGGTCTTATGCAGTTCCTCTAAAGCTCAGGAAGAACAAGCAGCTACAGTTGGTGACTTTGGCTCTAACAACCAGCAGAGCGCAGAGAGCATTGATAACAGGACGACTACGACCGTTACTCAAGAGGGCGCTGTAGTCAATACGGCTGTAGCTCCTAGCTCACCTGCGTATAATCAGGACGTTTGCGTATTCTCTGGTGGCGCTGGCGTGCAAACTCAAATGTTTGGTCTTGCTATAGGTAATCCAGTACGAGATAATAACTGCGAGCTATTGAAGCTCAGTAAGCAGCTACAAGCGTTAGGCTTGAAAGTGGGAGCTGTTTCTGTAATGTGCCAAGACCATAGAGTATGGTGGGCGTTATATGAATCGGGTACTCCATGCCCCACTAATCAAGGACTTATAGGACAAGATGCTTACACTTTCTACAAGAATCGCCCTGATGCTGTCCCTGACCGCCCTGTCGTTTACCGCGAAAAGCCAGACAGAGCTTCAAGATCACACAGCCGTCATAAACTCCCTCATCGGTGAAGGAGCTAACAATTTTATCTCGCAAATGGCTGAGAATATGGTCACTGGTGCTAGTGTCATCGTTGACCCCGACACTGGTGTCGAATACCACGTTACTCAAGAGCAGCTTGACGCCTTTAATGCTGCCTATGATCTTGCCCTACAACAATCCACTCAAGAGCACCTTACTGGTCTGTTAATACAAGATCAGATAATCGGTCAGCAAGTCGAGTTCGAGAATCAAAAAGATGCAATG